CTCAAACAATTCTGTTTCACCTGTTGCGTTTGTATTGATATTAGAATAGTAACTATTGACATTTACTCCGTTACGGAAATACCCAACATAAGAGTAAGTCTGAGGAGAGCCAGCCGTATTTGGATTGGGCTGGAACACGATTGATGCTCGTAATGGGTCCTTAAACAAAGCCACAAATGAATTTCCAACACTCATTGTGGGATAAGTACCAAGATTAGTTGGTTGCTTTATCGACATCAGTGAGTGTAAAGAATCAACTGCTGTGTAGTTACTATCAAAGGCGCTTTCTCTCAATCTCAAATTTGGGCAGGTACCTGGTAAACAGATAGCTGCAGCAATCTTCTTTGCGATCATACCGCCGTTGATATTAGAAACCACACCCCGCAGTTTTTGTTTCACCACTTTCTTGGCTTTCTTTGGGGTTACGACCACTATCGTAGGTTTTTTCTCTTTCTTTGATTTATTCTTTTTCCCTTTAGGCTTAGGGGTTCCAATAACAATAGTTTTAGTCACTTTCGACATCGTACTCGAATAATGAGTTTATTACGACAAGAAGCCATATAAAATGACCCCCGTATAAAAATATACGTTTTTAAAGGTGAGTGTTGTAAAGCTTTTCTGTTGCCGCTTTTCACAGGGGCGCACAACTTCATCAGTTTCGTTTCCCGTATTAGCAGTACGGTCGGAAACCCCAACTCACTCTTAAATGAGTATTCACAGAGAGGGTGTTGCTACACACCCTCCCGTATAGTGGGGGTGGTTTCTTACAGCCACCCTCATCGAATTTCTATTAATCTCAGCCAGCTCAACAATGGATAGGCTAGAAGGAGCCTGCGCCAAGAATGGTGTATCAACTGCTAGTGAATCTGCGAACTCCTTGATTGCCTTATTAAATCTAACAATAGGCTTAACACCTTTAGAAGCAATGTAAGCTATCCAGAGAGCTCCCCAGTTCGCCGCACGTATACCTATCAATGACTCATTCCTTTTCGCCAACAGAGTGGGGTTCTTATGCATATCTTGTGGGCATTGTTGCCACTTCGGTAAGGTCCTAGTGGGTAGGCTATAAACCTGCACACAAGCGCCCAACTGATGGTGGCTAACACAAGCGAGGAAACTTGGATGCGTCCCCACATACCCAGTCTTGATATCACCCACGTCTGGTTTCGCCTCCATACCGTAAAATTGTCGCACGAAGTCGACCATATACAACGGGTATTGAGGTTCCCAAACAGTAGGTTGCAAAACTCCATCATCTCCACAATCGACCCAGTCGACTTTGTCCCAAACCTCATAAGCTCCACATTTCCAATACTGAGAGGATGCATCTACGACCATAATCTCTTGATATATAGTGTTCACAACAGTTGTCAAAAACTGCCCTGAAGGGTTAGCCCCAAGACGTAGCTCAATCTCACCGTTTGGATACACAAAACAAGCATTTACGATAGCTTCTACAATGAACTCGACCACAAGAGGAGGTGCACACGTAAACTTAAAGAACTCCCGAAGGATAACTTCTAAAAGATCAGAACTCACATGCATCTCCATCGCTGTGTAATCGATTCCAAAACTCCCATTACTGAACCTGGAACATATCTGAGTATGCCATGTCCCCATCACACCCGCAATCCTCCAATTTTCATTGGTAGTCTCTAGGGTAAGAGTGACATGGTGACTATACTTAAACATCAACCAGTGAAGGAAGAAGGATGTACCTTTTATGGACCTGTACGCACCGGCCTTGATCTTTTTTGTAGAAAACTTGTCACGTTTACTATGAAGAACAAAAGCCTCGACGTGCGGCCTCCCATCAAGGATATCCCCCTCCCAACCATCAACTAATTCCTGAAATTTCTTTTGTTGGCTCAGGCGATCAGGCCCGAGACTCTCAAAGACTTCTCTAAAGCTAGCAAAACTATAGCAGTAGGGATGCCCTGGCTTCGCCTTCATATTTTTTGTGGACAGGAACGTATCCATCGAAGAGTTGCAGATCTCTGCAATTGGAGCGTCCGCCGGGTAATCGTTCCTATTCAGGATTTTCCGATATCCGTCGAAAACCGCCCTTATTGCGTCCCAGTTCTTTCGCACTGGTCCGCAAATAATCTTGCCAATCTCACTCTTTAATGAAAATATGTCTCCTTTAGACACAATATGTGTGACGTTAGTAGGGTATATTATCTGCCAATGTGTTACTATATCTTTTCCCGCAGTCTTAGCGGTACTCACAAGCTCTCCGCTACATCTACAGTAGCCCTCGCAACCAGCGGGGAGTCTGGTCGCAAGAGCCTCCGAAAAAGGGCTTTTGCAGGCCCTTTGCTCCGGCAGGAGTGGTTGTCGATTTCTACGGAATAGTTCAGTTGGTCCTGGCGATCAAAAAGAAAGTGTTGACCAAAAGGTCGAAAACTTCCTCCATGTTGCCGGATCATTAATACTGATCCACAATTCCCCTCGCCGGTCTGGCCATCCATATTTACTATGGAACAGTTGTGTTTCACAATGAAACGACCGCTTTTCTCATCTTTATAGGCATCCACCACCCTTCCAAAGGAACTGGTCATGCCCCCTTCGTTACAATAATATACTAGGCACTCTTTGTTGAAAAGGTTTTCCACTGTCGTCAACGGAGAAACCACACGCCCTGCTTCTAATGGGACAAGCCCAGCAGTGCTGTAGTCTACCATGGACAACCATAAAATTCCTTCATCAGCATCGTCTCCTGTACAAAAAGTACACCCGTTATGAGGAGCGTCAGCGGTCACAATCACGGCGTGTCCCTCCTTCTCACAATCCTCGCTGTTCACCTTCTGAAAGAACACTTCAAGCTCAGGATGAGGCAAGAAATGATCTTTCAAGCACGTTGTCCATAAGGACATTACGCCCTTACCCTCATGGGTTATAGAAGCGCGATACACAAAATTGGAGACAAAGTTCACTTTGTAGTCTTTCACATCTGTGACCCCAAAGCGTTTCATGGTCGGTTGCTCCGCCCATTTAATTACGGCACCTAAAGAGGCACCTTCCAATTGGAAACGCTTGATTTCACTAGCCTGCTCGGGCACAACTATTTGAGC